GACCGTCCGCCCATGGCATCGGCCCACAGGCTCATGACCACGGCGTCCCCTCTATCCGGGCTTCGGCCCAGGCGCGCCACCACGTCCTCCTTGGCCTCCACCTTGATCTTCGGCGGAACCCCGGAGGTGACCTCCCAGGTCGGGGTGGTCAGGTCCGAGATCAACAGGTCATCGGGGGGCAGGGCGAGCACTGGATCATAGGCAGGATCGAGGAGTTCCCGGACGTGCCAGTACGCCGCGCTCCTCACGTTGGTGAACCCCCACTTGCCCGAGCGGTCCCGGCGCGTGGTCTTACCCGAGCCTGAGTACGCGACCGGCCGGTTCCCGGCCTCGCGAAGCCGGTCGTACACCCCGGCCCCGAGCCCGATCACGTCCACGATCGCGCGGCCCGGCCGGGCCTGGACAGCGGCCACCGTGGCCATGGTGTTCCGCTGGAAGCGTTGACCTTCAAGTGTCAAGGCCCATCCGTCCCGGCACGCCAGGACCGTCTCATCTCCCCCTCGGCCCACGTCAACCCCGGTCCAGACCGGCCCGCCCGGGGAGGGGCGGCCAGCCCGGTCCCATTCGTGCCAGCGCTCGATGGCGGCCTCGATCCAGGCCAGCGGAATCACGGCGTCCTCATCCGAAGCGTGGAACTCACCAAGGACCCGGTTGTGGTACATCGCGCTGTCTGGCCCCCACTGCCGCGCCCGCTGTTCGGCCCACTCCCGGGAGATCCGGCCGGCCTCGATCGCTTCGTTCAACGTGACGTGGCGGACCCACCAGTCTTCGTACCCGGGCGCCCGGCGGTGGATGTCGTAGAACCGGCCGGCGGGGGGGCCGGGAGTGCTCATCGCCAGCGCGAAAGCCTCGGCGGCGGTATCGGTGCCAGCGCCGGAGAACGCGCCTTCCACCGAGTCCCAGGTAGCCGGCTCGATGATCTTAGCCTCATCGAGGAGGTAGAGCAGGCTGTCCGCGTGCGCCCCCTCGATCTTCTCCGGCATGTTCGAGGCCACGGCCGTAGCGGCCCCGTGGTTCAGCTTCAGGCGGAGGTCCATCAACTCCCGGCGCCGGTCGAACGGCGCCCGGCCCAGGATCTCGAAGTCGATCCGGGAAGCCCACTTGTGGATCTCCGGCCACAGGTAGACCTCCAGGTGGCGCCAGGCGCTAGCCGTGGTGATGATCTTCCAATCGACGCCGGCCAGCTCCCGCGTGGTGGCGAACCAGTTCACCGCCACGGCCCCGATGAAGGACTTCCCGAGCCCGTGGGGGCCTCGAATCGCCACCCGGCGTCGGACCGGGATGGCGTCTAGGATCTCGGACTGGTATCTGGCCAGGTCCACATCCAGGCAGTCAGCGACCCAGCACGTGGGACAGTTCATCCACCGGGAGACCCGGGAGCGCGCCAGCACCTTCCCGGCCAGATCGATGATCATCTTCGATGCCTCCGGATCATGACGGCCCTCCCCCATCTCGAACTCCGCGCATCCACCGCTCACAACGCCGCTATGTCTTGGGCCAACCGTTCCGCTACCAGTAACCGCTTTACTGTAATTTCGGCGTATTGCTCGTTAACCTCTATTCCGATCGTTTTACGTCCGCTTATTAGAGCAGCAACCAGTGTTGAGCCAGAGCCCGCGAAAGGGTCTAGAACAACCTCACCGAGCATCGATGATGATTCGATGATCTGACGCATAAGAGCCACCGGCTTCTCAGTCGGATGGCGCTTAACTTCTTGACTATTAAGGCGAGGAACCCGCAACACGGAACCTTTCCGGAGTCGCGCGGATAAATTCCCGTACCCCTTCCGCCGCATCGATGGTTTGGGCGCATACACCCCGAATGTAATTCGTTCATGCGATGGGCCGTATGGCGATGCCAGGTCACCGGGCCCTAGTTGCGTTTTATCCCATATCAATTCGGCAACGCCGCCCAGACATAGTGGCCCGGCCAGGTCTTCCGGGGAGTATCCGAACACGTATACGTGCCTATTTACCCGTAACGCTCGGACAGCCTCTGCCAGCAACTCGGGAACGTTCAGCGAATTATCGTCACCCGCCATTTCATCGAATTTCTCTCCCCGTAAACGACTTCTCCACTTAACTCCGTACGGGGGATCAGTAGCGATTAGATCGACAGAGCCCTTACCAAGAGTCGGCAGAACAGCCCGAGCATCACCGAGGTATAGGGTCGCAAGCGCTGTCTGATAGTACGGATCACTCACCGGTACACCCCCTGACAGCGCTCGGCCCAGTCCCGGATCACTTCATCACGTCCCGGAAGTACCGCATCAGGGCGACTAGCGATCATGACAGCCCCCCTCCATCTCGAACTCCGCGCTTGCTCGCGGCACCGTTGCTGGTGACCTCCAGCGCCCCCACGTCGATCGAGCCCAGGTGGGTGTTCAACAGCGCCGGTACCCGGGCCTGTTGCTCGGGCGTGAGGTTCAGGTCCGCCAACATGGCCGAGATCCGCCCGGCCACCAGGTCCCCCCAGCGCTCGGCCAGGGAGGTCAGGCGCTCGGAGATCCCCATATCGTGAGCGGTCTTCGAGTACCTGACCACCCGGTCCCGCTCGGCCGATTCGAGCGCCACCAGCGCCCGGACCTCCTCAGACTGGGCGTAGATCCGGCCGTCCTTGCCAGCGGCCCCGTACCGGTACCCGATCAGGCCCGAGGTGGTGGGGTTCTCCTGGTCCGGGTCGAAGGGCTCGGCCCCGATGGCGTCCCCCTCGGTGGCCACCTGGCGCCGGAGGAGTTCGGAGTACGTGGCCAACCGGAGCCAGGTCATCTGGAGCACACCGAGCACGGCCATCCGGTAGTCGATGTTCGGGGCACCCCCCATCGCGTTCCAGGCGGTGATCACGGCCTGGCCCTGAGCCTTGGCCAGCTCGGTCTTCTTGCCAGCATGGGTCCGGCACTTCGAGGTCCCTCGGATGGCTGGAGCGTGGCAGATCCCCCGGCCTCGGTTCCGGTTCCCCGTACATTCCAGCCGGTTGTGATCTGGGCACCAACGAGCGCCCCCAGGGTTCGGATGAAGTCCCATGTCCGTTCCCCGTTGCATGAGCGCGGCGGTAGTCATGCCTGTAAGGATACCAGTGTCACCCCACTGGGGGGCAGGGTGGCATCCCGCAGGGGCGGAGCATCCCGCAGGGGCAGAGCATCCCGCAGACGCACCGAGGCCCTGACCGCCATGGTCAGGGCCTCGGGCTGGGCGGACCGCGCCCCCCGGGAAAGCGGCCCGCGTAGGAGGTGGGGAAGAGTTACAGGGTTGGGTCCATCTTACGCCGCGTGGCGTAGTAGGCCCCGGCTCCCGCGCCGATCAGCGCGAAGCCGCCGATCAGCAGGGCCGGGAGCAACCGGACCCCGGAGGTCTGGGGCAGGGTTGCCGCCTCGGGAAGGTCCTCACAGGCGATCCCGTCTCCGTCACCATCGAGCCCGTGGGGGTCGCTCGGGTCGGCATCGAGCACGGCCTGAGCTTCTTCCTGGGTATCGAAGTCGCTACAGTTCAGCGACTCGGTAGCGCCCGGGTCGGGGGTCTGGGTGTCGTCCGAGTCGGGAGTCTCGGTGTCGTCCGAGTCCGAGCTGGAGGCCGGACACCCGGTGACCTCGAAGGTGTACCAGTTGATGAACTCAGCGTCATCCCCGGCGTCCCAGTGCCGACCTTCGGCATCCTGCCGGGCCACGATTTCAGCCACCACGGCGTCCCAGGCGTCCCCGTCCGCTGGACCGGTCGCGTCCCAGGCGGGAAGATCGTTCCGGACCGGACCCGCGAACCAGCGGAACTCCACCCGGTCCCCGTCCACCACCGGGCCGGAACTCAGCGACTCGCTGAAGGTGTACGGGCCGCCGTCTTCCATCTCCTCGGGCTTGGTGTACGCCACGGTCTCCCCGTTCACCCGGATAGCCAGACCGGCCGTACGCTCCCCGCTGGAGACGTGGTACGGGATCGAGTTGGCCTGAACCGTCACCTGGCAGTCATCCAGGGTCACGCTCAGCTCCGGCTCCCACTCGGGGTAGGAGGTCTCCTCCTCGGCCGAGGCGGTTCCTACCGCCAGGCCCAGAGCCATGACCAGCGCGCCGAACAGCGCGGCCAGGCCGCAAGCCATTCTGTTGATCATAATCTACCTTCCTGTGTTCTCTGTTGGACAGTCACCGATGCACGGTAACACACGGTGTCAATCGGTGGGATTTCTACCGGGGTACGCACTTTCCCGACCACGCGCTGTATACCGCAAGCTGGCGAGTTCCAGTCCCGTCGTAGACCTCCACCCGGAAGTTATCCCCCGAGTAGAGCAGGCCCTTCACATTCCGGCACGCCCAGACAGGATCAGCTTCTGGGTCCACCCGAACAGCGGCGTACGTTGAATGCTCCTCGATCGAGCGCACCCACCACGGCCTCATCCCAGGCTCCCCAGCGTCCAGAATGCACGTGAAGTCCTCGCACCCATAGGCAGCCCAGTAGTCCGGAAGCCGGTCCAACGGTCCAGAAGTAGGCTCCTCGGTCGGATCGGGGGCGGGCTCCTCGGTCGGGTCAGGGGAGGGGGTGGGAGATTCCACCTCCTGGGCGGCCACGGTTGCCGGCGGTCGGCGCGGTTCGCTGCGCTCATCGTCGCCCAGCGCGGCACCCACCACCATGGTCCCGCAGCACAGGACCACCAGAACAGTCCCGATCAGGATCAGCACGATGGCCCAGGTAGGGATTCCGGACTTGGTGCCCGGTGGCGGCCCGGCGGCCTGCCAGGGCCGGCCGGCGCCCGGCGGTCCCGGGCTTATCGGCGCGTTACCGGTCTCGTACTCGATGTTCCCGTTCATCTCAACTTTCCTCCTGTTGACTCTTAATTGTCACTTTGCGCTATATACGTGACCCCAGGTGATTCCCACCGGGGAGGCATCCGCCATGATCGGCACCTCGCGCCACTCGAAGGTCAGGGCCTCCACCACGATCCGGGCCACCTCGGGCGCGTCGGCCTCGGGCACCGAAAGCACCAATTCGTCATGAACCTGAGCCCGAAGCATCGGGAGCACTTCCGGCGCCCGGTCGACCAGGCGTAGCAAGCCCTCCATCATGATGTCCCGAGCGGCCCCCTGGCCCATCAGGGCCGGCCCCTGGGTGTGGGCACGCGAGGGGTCGGGACGCATCATCCGGCCGAACCCGTTGTCCAGCAACGCCCCGGACTCGGCCAGCGCCCGAACCTCGCTCTGCCACTCCACCAGCCTCGGGAAGCGCTCGCGCATCGAGGTGTCGAACTGGCGCACGATCGCCGGGTCGATCTCCTCCATCTCGGAGATGGCCCGGATGCTCCGGCCATAGTTCCAGCCGTGCCCGATGGCCTTGGCAGCCTCCCGCTTGCCCGGGTCACCGAACAGCGCCTTGGCGATCTCCAAGTGTGGGTCCTCCTGGGCCAACATCTCGATGTAGGCCCGGTCCTGGCTCAGCCCGGCAACCGCGCGCATGTCCACCTGGGACAGGTCCACGGCCAGCGCCACCTCCCCGGGATCGGGGAGGAAGACCTCCCGCTCCACGTGCCGGCCGGCGCGCTTGCCCATCACGGTCAGGCCCGGCTCAGTGAGGCTCCATCGTCCGGTGGCCTGCTTGAAGGCCACCCGGGGGTGGACCCGACCATCGGGGTGGAGGCAGCGAGCCACGGTCTCGTACACCGTCCGGGCGCTCACGATCCGGTAGACGCACTCGGCGATCTCGCGTACCTCGGGAAGGTGCGCATACTCCCGGCCCAAGTGGACCATGTGGTCCGAGCCCACCGCGATCTCCCCGGTCTTCTCGGTCTTCCAGATCGAGGTAGCCCCGGCGGCCCGAAGCGCCGCCTCCAGGGCGGCCTTACCGGCCTTGGTGCCCAGGGGGGACTTGTACGCCTTGCCCTTGGCGTCGGTGGTCGGGATGCCGTACTTGCCGGCCAGGACCTCCATGGCCTCGGCCTTGCGGGCCTCGATCTCAGCCACCCGGCGCTCCAGCTCGGGCACGTCCACCCGGAATCCGTTGATGCTGATCTGGGCGGCCAGCGCGGCTACCCGGTGCTCCCGGACCAGGTACTCCGGCACGCCGGAGAGTTCGGTCCGGAGGGTGTGGTACAGGCTCCAGCTCAGCTCCACATCCTGGGCCAGGTACTCCCGGAACGCGGCGCCGTCCTCGTCCTCCGGGGAGGTGGGGATGTGGTCCCAGCCCCCGTACTTCTTGGCCAGCGCGCCGGACACGTCGGTGAGCTTGGCCCCGAGGCCGTACGTGCGCCCGAGGGTGCCCAGGTCGTACTTCCGGGTGGCGTCCACACCCTTGTCCCGGGCCATCGGGGGGTCCAGGTGCCGGGCGGCCAGGAGGCCATCGAACAGCCGGCCGTCCTTGGCCATCTGGTGAACCTCGGTCATGGTCAGAGCGCCAGCTCTGACCAGGGCCGGAAGGTCGAAGCCCATGATGTTGTGGCCGGTGACCACCCGGCCGGACCGGATCACCTCGGCCACCTGGCCCGGCGCGCACGCCTGGATCTGGA